GAGGCTTGTCAAGATCATGTCTACGACTGCTCAAGAGTTCTCTGAGTGTCAGGCTGATCCTCGTTTATGGTATGTGAAGGGATTGAGGGATCCCGATTATGTTTTCCCCAAGAACCAGGCGCAGAAGGTTAATAAGCCTCTCCCTCGGACTATTTGTAGTACCTCCCTGGTCGACCAGCTCTGCACGAGATGGTTTTACCAGGAATTCACCGACGCCGAAACTTATGTTTTTCCTGCCATGGATACTATGAAGGGTATGGGTTTCACTGACGAACATGCAACTTTCGTCGGTGACAGAGTTGACGGGAATAAAGCTTCGTTTAATAATGCTAGCGGAGCTTCTGTCAAGGGTCCTATAGCCAGTGACGTTTCTGGCTGGGACATGAATTTTGTTGGCGAAGGCACTCTCGCTACCTATTGGGTCATGCGGCAAACCTGTGTTAATTATGACAGTTTTGCCGCCCAGTTTGAGAATGCTTATCAGTGGTGGAGTATGTCTTTATGTTCTAATTTATATGTTACGGCTGATGGAGATGTTTACGCATTTCTGGACAATAAGGTTCAGAGAAGCGGTGGTTTTCTTACCACGACCTCCAATGGTAATTTTCGTTGCGCACTAGCCTATGCTGTTGGGTCTATCCCTATAGCTAACGGTGATGATTGCTTAGAAATATCCGAGCTCGACATTGGAGACGCGACTACTGTCGGGTCTCTTGTGTGGAAATACCAACAGCTTAATGTCCCTGTACGTGACGCCGTACAGTTTGGGGCAAACTATTTTGAGTTCTGTTCGCACGGATTCACTAGACAGCCTGGAGGAGGCTGGAAGGCTCATTTGTCCTCATACGAGAGGATGTTTTATGAGACCACCATTTCTCGAGACATAGTTTCTTCGGAGGTTAATTGGTCTAAAGAGATGGAAAACCATCCAGATCGCGACTTAGTCGAGAGGTTTGAAGCGTACTTAGAGTTTCGCGCGAACGCTCTAGCTTCTCCTCCCTAGAGATGACTAAATCAAAGAAGGCCCGTTCCGCCAGGGCCACAGGAAACAATATGGCGGGAAGGAAGATTAAGGGTAGGGGTGACTACAATTCCTCTTTTAATCTTAGAGGTCTAGCTAGGAAGCTAGACCAGACCCTTAGTGCAATACCTAAGGGTACTTTTGCTCGCAAGGGTGCTAAGATAGGATCGAAATTCGGTCCTCTTGGTGCTTTGGCGGGCAAGGGTCTTGGCGCTGGTATCTCGGCTATTACGGGATACGGTAATTATACCGTTCGAAAGAACAGCCTGTCGACCATGTCTACTTCGGTGGACATGATCCCTCAGTTTGTTAAGAACGAACACAGCGTCCGTGTCGTCCATCGTGAGTATATTCGCGATTTGGCTGTCCCAGCCAACGGCACAGCGTTTAATAACAGCTCAGCTGTCATTAATCCGGCCAACAAGGAGATTTTTCCTTGGTTGTCCAACATGGCGAAACAGTACAGTCAGTATAAAGTTCACGGCATGGTCTTTGCTTTTAAGACTATGAGCAGTGATCTTGCCTTAGCTGGCCCTTTAGGTACTGTAATCATGGCCACCAATTACAATGCGGTTGATCGTGATTTTGCCTCCAAGATAGAGATGGAAAATTCGGAATTTGCGGTTTCGACAAAGCCTTCTCAAAGCTTGGTCCATGCTATCGAGTGCGATCCTAAGTACTCCGGCATGGATATTTTATACATACGTGACCCAGCTTACGAGACTGGCGAGACTAGCGATCGCCGGTTTTATGACTATGGCAAGTGGCAC